CTTCCTTACCAAAAGCACTGCCTAGATACCCTGATATAGGATCTAATCTTATCATATACTTATCAAAATCATGATAGAAACTAGTATCTTCTCCAGTTGGTTTAGTCTTCTCTATCATCTCCTTGTAAAGAGACAGATAATATTTGAATGTAGGTAGGAATGTATCAACACCATCTGCTTCACAGTATCTTACAAAAATATTGTTAGAGAAATGATTACCCTTCTCAAAGAAACGATAGGTTTCTTCTGTCTTAGGTAATGGTGGCACATCTAATAGGTAATTCTCTATTGGATGTTGGAAATCAAAGACTATTATGACCTTCTTGTCACTAAATCCCATCAAGTCCATACCAAAGCAAGGGACTATCTCCTCTCCTACATCTGGTGTCTTAGGATATATTATATTGTTGTGTATATTAAGCTTCTTACCATCCCATATATCTACATGCCTAGACTTAAGGAAATGCTCACCACTGTATAAGTCAGCAGTTAACTTAGTGCCTCTCTTATTCTCCCACGTTGCATGATTAGATTCAAATTTAAGATCAGGGAACACGTCAAAGACTGCCGACCTATAGCCAGCCCATAAATCAGTCATCAGTTTCTCATATTAGTTTCAATACGACCCTTGATGCTATTCATCTCAGAGTGATCATCCTTATTATCTGAGTGGAAGACTGCCTCATACCCACTCTTCTCTATTAATTTGTCTCTTATATCCATCTGACGCTTCTCTTTAGCAATACGTCTAAGGAATGCGTAATAAATTATCTGTGTGAAATATGCAAAAGGATTCTTTGACTTAGCAGGATCAAAGTTATCAATATACTGGACACAATTCTCTACTCCATCAGAGATCATGTCCTCCTTAAACATATAGTTAATGAAGTTTGGTCTATAAGACAAATGAGTTGCTATCTTTAAGAAGCACTCTGCTAAGTAGTGAGTTATTCTTGGTTTCTCTTTGTCTAAAGTACGTGCTTCATCAACAGCCTCACGATACTTAGTTATCTCTGCTAGGAATTTCTTATTGTCAACGTAATGTTGTTTTGATTTACGTGCCACTCGTGCTGCCATATGATTACCTCACTGTATACATTGTATAGTATTATTTACTTATTGTCAATGCTATTAGTCCGTTTCCAGAAGTCTTCTAGTTGACCTCTAAAGTTAGATACCTTACCAACTAGTCCCATATTCTTATTAATCTTAATCTCTACATCGGTGCTAGTGTTACCCTTCTCTTTCCTTACCCACATCTTATACATGAGAATAGCATCCATAGCCATAGGAGCTACAGTAATAATCTCATCTTCATTTACCATATAAAACTCTTCATCAGAAAACATCATCCATTTAAGCAAACCAACCGCCATACCTTGTTGTCCATCTTTATCGACAGTGTGGGTATGTGGTGTAGCGGGATCCTGTATATAAAATACAGTCTTTCCAGGCGAAGTATCTTCTTCTGTAGCTATCATTGTGCCTAGTATTGTATCACCAGACTTAAGTTTGATAACTCCAAAGAATTCTTGCTCATGCTTAATATAATTAACTGTCATTTCTTAAGATTGACCTTGGTTATTTCATAATCAAATTTCTCCTCATCATATATCTTGAGTCTTTCACCAAGATGACGAAGTGTATAGTTGTATTGATGATCTTTAGAGCAGTCATCAGCAATATCATACAACATTGCCTGTGCTTTATTATCACCCTTTCTTAATACCCTTCCAATAGACTGGAGATTCCTTACCCTAGACTTGCTAGGAGAAGCAAAGATAACATTATGTAAATTACGAATGTTAATACCAGTTGAGAAGGTTCCGTATGATGCCAATATTATAGCATCCTTTTCACGTTCACATATACTACGTGCTTCTTCTCTTTCTACAGCATCAACACCACCGTGTATGAAGAAGACCTTACGATCTTTACATACCTTATTATTTATCATTTCCCATAACGGTTCACCGTGCTTCTCTATGTAATTGAATAGCACAAGAGTGTTTCCCTTTAAATCTAGTGCCAGATTAGTAATAAAGTTACTACGTCTGGTGTGCATGCATAGGTAATCCATCTCCTGTTGATATGTATCGAAGGGCACCCACCCATGTCTTAGCAGTACAACCCGCACCTTCAATGGTGTTAGGTGTCCTTTCTTCATTAATTCTACTGTCTTAGTTACCCTATCAACCCTACCAAACAATCCTTCTAATACTAGTTGATGTGCTTCCATACCATCTAGAGTACCAGTCAGACCTACACGATACTTGGCATCATAACACTTTGTGAGGATGCCAGTAAGACTCTTTGCCTTATACTGGTGTGCTTCATCCCCTATTATGACATCAAATCTCTCAAAGAATTTTTTAGATTCCTTATAAATTGACTGCCATGTGCTGATTACTACTGGTTCATCTGTATATTTCTCTACTCCACCCATGATCTTATGCACATCCTTAGCATGCCAACCATAGTCTTGAAAATCTTTATACAACTGCTCTACTAGAGACACAGTTGGTACTATAATTAATATTTGTCTTTCCTTCAATAGGTGCCAACGCACCAATGCATATATTATTAGTGACTTGCCCGATCCCGTGGGGGATAATAAAAGCTTGCGACGAAATTTAAGCGCAGAGTAAATTCCCTTAAGCTGGTAATCTCTTGCTTTGAAGGGGATCCTAAGAGCACGAATAAAAGCCGCTGTGCCTTCAGGTGTGACATACTCTTCAACCTCATTAGGTCTACCAAAGTATTTATCTTCTATCACCTCATAATCATACCCATGTTGCTCTAGGTAGTCAGTGAGGTAATCATATAGTCCTACATATATCTCACCAGTACCAGGTGAATATAATCTTATCTTACCGTCCCAGTATCTCCTCTTCACTGATGGCATATACTTTGCGCCAGGCACTTCAAACTGGAAGTGCTCACTTAACTCCTTGTGAAGATGAGGTTCTGCCTCTACTTTCAAAAAGATTTCATTCTTTTTGCTGATTGTAGTCATCGGATACCATAATACTTAACAATCTCAATAGTATTCTTAATAGCAAACCCACGATTATGGATCTCTTTAAGTATCCTATCAATAGAATTTATACAAGTTTCTAGGTAGTCTATTTTCTGCTTGATTCTACACACTTCATCATCACTATCAATAAACATATCAATGTCACCCTTCAATACCTTAAGGTCAAAGGGTTTCTCTGCGTATACAGATGATGGTGCTTTACCGTTGTAATATAACCACTTATCTTTATATAATTTATTGTACTTAGTCTGTGCATCAGACAGCATAAGTTTAAATTCATTGTGTAATTGCAAATACTTTGCATGGAGTTTAGGGGTTTCCATACTATCGTTGGCAAGCAACTCAGGTAAGTCCCTGTGATCAAAGAACTTCTCAGCGTCCTTTGCCCACAACTCCTCAATTTTTTCAAGATTCATTCTAATTGTTTATTACGTTTCGATGCTTCCTTAGCTCTTATTTGATAAGCAAGATATCTAAATGATACCTGTGCCATAGCATACTCCGTGCCATCTACTGTGGTATTAAACTCTAGGGCATTGAGTCCTATGGGTATTAGATCCTCAAATAGTATATCAAAGTTATGATTGTAATTACTATTCAATACCATTAGTGTAGCATCAGCATACAGATCATTGTTACCAAACATCTGCTGCATTTTCAGACGGAATTCCGTCCTCTCCTGTGTAGAATCGGGAGTACCTAGTGCACGTATCCAGTTGTGTAGTATCAGATAGTTTTCTAGGTTTTCATCTACAAGGAATGATAAAGAAAATGGCTCATACTCAATGAATCCCTCCAAAGGTAGTGACCTGAATGGAGTAGATTGATTTTGTATACCTAGATTCATAGCAGGTATATTAGCAGTCTGTGCAAAATATGCCACCTTAGGATACTTTGCCAATACAAACTTAAATCCTATGGGTGATAGGAAGTTTCTATTCTCAATCTGTTTATTCCAAGATGAAGTCATTACACTAGTCCTTACTTAGATATTTATATACGTGGTATAAATGCTTTATACTTTTCTACCTGTGGTATTATATCGTGCTCAACTCTTTCAACAACCCTATCGATAACATTTACATCGATGTGCATGAATGGTGGGATAATACCAAGTATTCTTAGAAGACCATCAACAAATAAAGCAAGTGCAGTAAACCCTAGGATCATACTAATGATAGTTGCTTCTCTGTTATGCTTACGCATTGATGCTTCATCAATAGCACGTGCCTGAGCAACTGCCACTTCGACTGCGTGAGCAATCATCCTATCCACTTCCTCTTTGGTATAAGTATATTTCTTGATTGTTTCTTCTGTCATGTATCTATTGTAGCATTACATGTAATATTCGTCTAGTACGTCGAGTGTCTTATTTAGATATTCATTGGCACCAGTGCACTCCCACCTACCCTTTTCTCCAATCTCACATTTGTAATGGAGTTCTCGTTTTAATTGCATGAGTCTGGATGTCATGTCAACTTTGCTTAGCCTACCGTTCATGGCTATACCTATTCTACATGAATATTTAGGTATACTAGCATAAAAAAAGAGACCCCGTAGGGTCTCTTGGTGTGTATATCGTGATATGATTTACATTAGGTTTGTTACCTTGACCCTTCTGTAGTAGCGGTTAGCATTAGCTGTGAGAGCACCTACACCTTGTGTAAGACCTTCAGCAAATGGGTTAGCAACCATTCCGTAACGAGTTTTAAACCCGATTTTTGGTTGGAAGGTGTCCTGACCTACGGCTCTGACCATTTGTAGAGGCACGTAAGGGCAGTAGAATAATCCAGCATCGTATGCAGATGATCCTTTGTATCCAGAAACATAGAAGTGATTGTCACTTACGTTTGCAGAGTAAGGGTCAACATAGACCTTGATTCTTCCGTTAAGAGTTCCAACTAGAGTAGATGAGTTGTCATCAACTTGTCCTAGTCCACCTACAGCACCGTTGATGCCTGATGAATAGTCAAGGACTCCAGCCATTGAGAGAGCAGATGCTACATCAGCAGAGCAGATGAGAATGTTGCCCTTCCCACGACGAGTTTCATGCCCGATGGCATTCATATCTCTTTCGATCTGGAAAAGTAATCCTTTGAATTTCTCAACTGACCATCTACCATTACTATCAACGTCAAGGTCGAAAGTACCAGCAGTAGCTGTATTGTTTTGAGCACCAGGTCTAGCGATCTTGTAAACAGTTCTAACAACTTCCCTGTTGATTTCAGCAAGGACTTCTGTTGATAGGATGTTTGCAAGCTCAGACTCAGCGTCCAATCCATGCACAGCCTTAAGGTCTTGAGCAAGCTCTAAACTGTACTCAGCTTTCAAAGCACGTGACTTAGCAGTAACAGTAACCTTCTCAATCGAGAATCCCATCTCGTTGAAGTGGTTAGATGCACCGTCGCCTAATGCTTCAGACTGAGCAGTAGTCATACCTTGACCACCGATGGTGTAGTTTCCAGCACCGTCAGCAAGTAGACCTGGGTTTGATCCAGTCTGAGTGTTAGATGCTAAACCATTAGCACTGTTCTCAGATGAATGCTCTGAATCAACTTCGTTGAAGAATGTTTCAACTGCACTGTTGTTGATGTCTCTGTTTGTACCCTTAGTGGATCTCATCGCAAAGATAAGTCCAGTAGGACCTGTCATTGGTTGAACTCCGCATATGTCATAAGCAATTAGCTTAGGCATACTACGACGGATAAGAGAGATAAGAACTGGGTCGAAACCTGCAACAGGACCTGTAGCGGTACTACCACCAGAGTAACCTGTACCACCCAAACTGTTGGTTGGTGCTGCTTCAGTTACGAGACCACGCTCTTCTTTAAGAAATTTTTCTTGGTTTTCCAAGAGGACTGAGGTAACCGCTTTTCTATAGGTATCCTTAATAGGATCGAGCTCAGAGTGCTCAAGAATAGGGTTCCACTTCTCTTGGAGTGATTCTGCGTTAAACATTAGTTAACTAACTCCGAATTTTTTTTGAATGTGGATATGTTATTTTTTTGCCCATCTAGCAATAGCCTGTGAATATGCATCCATAGAACTACCTGCTTCAGGTGCGTTTTCTACTTGGACATCCTCAGTGACCGTAGTCGCCTCAGGCTTTGTAGAAAAGTATGATTCACGTAAAGTAGATACTTTTGCTTTAAAAGCATCTTCATTTTCAAACTCAACAGCTTCTGCGAGAGAAACAAGTTTCTCCTTTTGAGAGAGACTTAAGCCCTCTGCAATCTCTGTCACAATCCCATTCTTAATATAGCCGCCAACTTGCTTAGACAAGCCAACGTTTTCTTCAATTGATTCGTTGAGTTTAGACTCCATAGTATTGAGTTGCTCTTGTAGACCATCTACAAGGTCAACTTTTTCGTCGGGAAGTTCAATGTAATTCTCGACAAAAACTTGCTTAAGACCGTTAAGAACTTGCTCTCCCATCTCTGCCTTAATACCGCTTTCAACTTGGAGAGAATTCTTCTTCATCCAAGATTCAACAGCATAGGTAAGATAGTCGTCAACTTTCTCAGCGAGTTCAGTTTTAACTGTCTCAATTTCTGTGTCTAGTGCCTTTGCATAGTCTTCATGCATTCGGTCTAGCTCTTCGTTTAGCTTAGAAACTACCGCAGCTTCAAAGATAGTCTTTGCTTTCTCTTTGAATTCTTCTGATAGGTTCTCACCTTCAGTAAGTGCAGCAACGTCAGCAGATAAATCTACTTCTATG